AATATAAGGATACTGATATTGTTTGATACAAGGTTTTGCCCACCTTAATTTACTGATACTCTTAACAGATGGATATCTAATTTGAAAGTATGATTCATCTTGTATTTCTCTATAGAATTCATACAATCCATCCATCAACAAAGCTCTATATCTTGGTGCAAGGTAATGTAGATTGATTCCCATGAAACCAGTTGAATACCTTTTCAAACATATTGTAACAGGGAAGTAATCATAATACTTTAACTTATCCTTTCTCTTCGCCTCGTACATAAACATGTACATCTTTCCTAGTTCGAATCGAGTGACAAAGTTTTGGTTTTCCTTCATCAATGAAGAAGGAGTTCTCCTGATATCTCTTACATTAGTCTGAAACCATTGAAGAGAATCTATTGAACGAGTCTCAATCTCTTCGGGTCTTTGATTAACTATATCTGTAAATAGACTTGCCATGTCTATTATTTATGATAATTATTGTATAAAGTGAAGTTTTCTTTTTCAATTAATTGTTTTGAAGGGTGGAAATCTAACATATCTCTCAGGTCAGTGATTTCAATATGTCCTTCTAATCCTACCCCGTGTCCCTCGTATGTACCAACATCGAATAAATGTTTGATCTCTTCTGCACAGGTTCCCTGTAATATTGGTTTCTTACCACCAAATGCCTTATGAGAACCTTTGATGACCTTATACAAATCTTCTCTTTCTTCACCTACATGCATTTCGATTCTGTTGTTACCTACCTTGACTGCAAATAAAGCCTTATCGTCATGATGTCTATAAAGGTCGTACCATTCATCAAATGATATCTCAGGTTCATTTAGTTTCTCTTTTACATCCCAAACTACAAACTCTTCGTTGCAATTGGTGTATTCTATGGCATATACACGGAACTGGCCTGGGTGGCAGAACCAATGTTCTTTGTATAGATACGCTTGTGGGACTGAATAAAGACCTTCGTTTTGTATGATATCAACTAACCACTGTATCTTATTTGCATGAAAGTACATATTCTTTTCATGAACACCCATCCATTCATTCCATTCTTGATGAGTGGATGCTTTTGGTATATCTAATGGCCCTTCCTCTAACCATGACCATCCATACGCATCTAGTATTGACATCATTGAATCTTTCCATCGTGTCGTACTCTTGACTATACCGTATTCTTTTGCATCGTTAAACGAGATTATCTTAGGTTTAACAGGCATCTGTTCGAACCAATTATAAAGAGTACATTCATGTTCAGTGTTACGAACATAACCTTCACCCATATGAGTACCGTTTTGCACATCTATAAACCATTCGTTTAGCATTATTGTTTCATCCATCAGTGATACTCTCCTAATTTTAACTCAACCAGCTTTACATCGTGAGGTGTGTCTACGGATAATCCATCATCTTCGACTTTAACCATCTTAACCATGTAACCATTTTCAAGATACCTTAACATTTCAACACTTTCTTTCTCTTCATTTTTACCTACTGGAAGTGTGGGAAAGATTGATAACATATCTCTACTGAATGCATACAATCCCATTTGTTGATATTCAGAGATTGGTAATCTTGAGTAATACAATGCATGATTATTTTTGTTCATGGTTACCTTTACAACATTTTCATCTGTTAGTTTGTAGTCCTGATCTATATCAACATAAGCATTTGCAACACCAATACCCCAACCGAATTGTTCTACCAAAGTATCAATTGCATCAGGATTAATTAAAGGTTCATCTCCCTGAATGTTTACAAAGATTCTTCCGTCTAACATATTCAATGCAGCTGCACAGCGGTCAGTACCACTTCTAGCTGACTCATCGATAACTATACATCTCATCTCCTGAGATGAACAATACTTTGCAATTCTTTCATCATCAGTCAGAACAACAACTGTATCAAGATACTTTGCCATGCAAGCTCTATCGTATACCCGTTTAATCATAGGTATACCTGATATGTCTACAAGAGGTTTACCTTCAAATCTTGTTGAAGCCCATCGTGCTGGTATTAAACCAACAACTAAATCAGATTCGTTATCGACTTTAGCGTATGATCGCATTCTAAATCTCCAAATCCCCATGATGCATATTCAAAATGTACTCCAGCTCGACTTGCAGCTTGTTGATCGTATATCATATCACCAACATAGACTGTTTCAGATGGATCGACATTTAGATATGCCATTGTATAGAGTAATTGATCGGGGGCAGGTTTACCTCTCAGTCCAGCTGTAGGACATGAGATGTAATCAAACTCAGGTAACTTATATTCAAGGAGTTTAACGGTGTCTCTTGCCTTAGATGTGCAGAGTGCAATCTTACTTCCTTGTTCTTTGAGTGTGGTTAGGGTTTCATATACATCATCATACAACGGAATCTTGTCCAAACACATCCTAGAATATGTTTTGTATGTTTCGTATATCTCTAAATGTTGTTTTTCAAGACCAAGAACTCTCATTATCTCAGGAAATGGTTTTCCTATCTGATCTTTGTAGTCTGAAAACGGATTTTTTACTTCGTGTTTTACTTTTACTGCTTTCCATGCAGCTTCCATGTTGGGTAAAGAGTCAATTAGGACTCCATCCAAGTCAAATACAAATAATTTTGTCATTTTTTACCTTTTTTTGGGACTAGATGGTCTTCGGTTAAGATTCTGAATCCCATTTTCCTATCATTACAGAAATCACCAGCAGCTTTGAACTTTGCTTGGTTGATTATATAGGTAAGAACTTTTTGTTTGTATTTTTTTGTGACTCTCTTAGGCTCTTTCGGAGGGAAACATTGAGATTTTGGTTTAACTTCAATGATTTCTCTCTTAACTTCACCTTGAGAAGTACGATATTTGATGTAGAAGTCAGGAAAGTAACGATGAACCTTTCTATCTACAGGTGAACGGTAAGGAATGATGATTTCTTCACTTCCCCATTCAATAATATTCGGGTTGTTGTCGCAGTATACCATGAATCTCCTTTCCCAAAGAGACCTATAATATATCTTTGTAGGATCACCCTTATATTTTTTGTAATTCTTCGGTTTAAACTTACCACTGTATGACATAAATAGAATAAAAGACCTTTAGTTAGGAATATTTATATGCCAAGTATCAACAAATTATTAGACAAGATCAACCAAGCGTCATCTGCCGTTAAGTCAATCAAGGGTATCAAATCCAAAATTGAAAGTATAGGTTACAAAGGTGGTGTTAATACAGAAGAGGTTGACAAACTCCAACAACAAGCAGAAGAGAGTAGAAGAAAACTAGAAGAAAGAAGAGCATCTCTTCAAAAGTCATTAGATAGTGCCACCAAGGCAAAAGGAAAAGCAAAAAGAGCTCCAAGTGGTTCTGCAGAGGATTTACAATATCCCATGGAAGGTGATATAGATAATTTCCTATTATTCAATACAAGAAAAAGAAAGAAGAGACAAGCGGGTGGTAACTTACTATCAGAAAGTTCCGTTACTATTGCATTACCTTTACCCGAAGGTGGATGGGAACAAGAATCTAAAGTACAATTTAAAACAGAAAGTATTGGTGCATTTGCAAGAGGTATAGATGCAGGCATTAGTGGTGGTGAAGAAGCTGGTGGTGTTCTAGAAGAAACAATGAACGCTGCAAAAGGGTTTGTTACGAATGCAATTGGTTCGATGGGTGGAGGTGTAAGAAACCTTCGTGCTGGAAGAGCAGTAAACCCAATGGAAGAACAAATGTTAGAAGGTATAGATTTCAGAACTCATTCATTTACATGGGACATGTATCCTAGATCATATGATGAGGCAGTAATGGTTCAGAGAATTGTTCATGCATTTAGAGTTGCAATGTTACCTGATACATTTGCAGCTGGTGATGGAGATGGTGATGAGAATACTGCAACTACAGAAAATTTTTTCAATTATCCTAATGTTTTTGATGTTGAAATTGAAGGGCCAGTTGCAAAACAAATGGAGAGATTTCTACCGATGGTTTGTACTGGTGTTACAGTTACACCAATTGAGAACCCCGATCACATGTTGGCAAAAAGTGATGATGAATTCTTTTCAGGATTCACAAAACTGGCATTAGAATTTACAGAGATTAAAGTTATGTCTCAAGAAGTATACGAAGATAGAGTTTCAGCTGAGAAAGTTAAAGGTATGTTGGGGACAGTTACAGATACAAGTGGTTCTCCAAGTCTGTTTGATTCTACAACTGGAGGTTAATAATGGCTCAAGAATTTTTTAAGAACTTTCCCGAAATGCAATACAAACTCGATAGTGGTAAGCTCATCACTATCAAAGATTTCTTTCGTAAATCAAACATAGAAGGAGCTGCAAGAGAAGCAGTTGTCAATTATACTTACCATGAATTACAAGAAGGTGATAGACCTGATGTAGTTGCAACAAAGTTATATGGTAATGGTGATCTTCATTGGACATTCTTTTTAGTAAATGATTTAAACAACTACTATGATTGGTGGAAAGATCAGATCACATTTGAGAACTATATAAATCAGAAATACAAAGGAAAGTTTTTTGTATGTAATTCTATATCAGATATAGTATCACCAACAAGTAAGTTTCTTTTGGGTGAATCAATAACAGGAACAAATTCAAGAGGAATCATAATCGATGTCGATCCTACTATGTGTAGAATTGGTGTCGATGTAGAAGTAGGATTCCAAAATCCTATAGAGGTAACAGGATCAACTTCAAATAAAACAGTTACACCTCTCTCTATTATTGATGCAAGAGACGGTGTAGCTTACTACGAAAAGGACGGAGTCAAGAGTACACACTTTGTCAGTGGGTCTACTGCAAAATCTTTGTGGGAAGACGAATACGAAAAAAACGAGAAAAAGAGATTAATAAAAATCATCAAACCATCCATGATTTCAGCAGTCGTGAATCAGTTTGAGAAAGTAATGAAATCATGAGTGCGAACTATGCAGCGGGTGAATTCAAAATCGATGCATTCACCTTAGTCAACCAGTACGATGAATCCCTAGACATAACTAATATGGTCATGGGATTTAAACTATTTGAATCTATATTCAATAAGTTTGTTACAGGTGAAGTGTCCATATACGATGGATTACATCTTCCAAAAAACTTTAGAATGACTGGACAAGAATATATTCGTATAGCTTTCAGACAGAAAGAAGGTATCGGAGAAGATGCAGAATCAGATTATGCAATTGATAAAACTTTCAGAGTTTACAAGTTAGATAACCTACAGAGAATAGATGAGTTGACTCAAACATATGTTCTTAGAATATGTGATCCTAGAATGTTCTATGCAAGAAGAAAGAGAATCAGTCAAACACTTCGTGGAAGATACGATCAAATATTACAGAATGCATTAGTTGATGTTGGTAAATTTAAACCAGCTGAATTTGATGCATGGGAGAAGACTGTCCCTGAGAATAAACAATTCATTTGTCCAAACTGGACTATTGCAGAACTAATAGATTATATCACAAACAATTCTCAAGTAGGAGAAAGTTTTGCATTTAGAAATGGTATGTTCTTTTACCAAACATTAAATGGTGGTTTTAGATTTCTGAGCTTTGATGCAATGACTCAGTTAGAGTTCCCAATTCCTTTTTCATTACTACCAAGAAATGCAGTTGAAACTGAGGATGAGAATATCAATGCACCAAAAGGTTTAAACACTGCAATACAAGTATATAAGAAACCACAGATATTTGACTCACTACAAGCAACAGTCGGTGGTGCATATGCATCTAGACTTAAGGTTTACGATCCGATAAGAAAACTAGAAGAAGAAAATGTTTACGATTTAAAAACATCGATGGATAAAGGAGATCACATATCAGGTTTCCCTATGTTGTATACCGATGATATGGAAAGAGTTCTCAGACCAAATGAGATTGTTGATCCAGCGGTATCACCTACTATTGATGAGATAGATGTGGATATTAATCCTATAGAAGAATTTGATTCTTTAATTATCAGAGACTATCACAATCAACATTCATTTGACAATGCAGAGAATTTATCAGACCCCGAAGTATTTGAACCACGAAAACTAAATGACAGTGGTATATTAGAGAGAAGAGCTCTCTTAGAAATTTTACAACAACATAGAATACAATTGACCTTACCACTGAGAACAGATTTAACAGTTGGTATGGTTATCAAATTACAGATACCAACACCCGAAGTGCCAGGCGAAGGAGATAAAGCAGATAAGGTAAATGATGACAGATATTTAATAACTGATCTTGCAATCAACGGTGATCCACAAGCAAAGACTGGTCTTTTACAATTAGAATGTGTAAAAGAAAGTTATGCAAAGAAAATTGAAGATGCAAGACCATTAGATGAGGGTACACCGCCCGAGGAAGCAGTATGATTGAAGTGATAACATATTTTAGTTTAACATTATTGGCATGGATAGGATTACCCCTATTGTTCATATGGATTTGGAATAAAGGATACTAATGGAATATTTTTACGGGATAGTAGAAGATAGACAAGACCCTCTAAAGGTTGGTCGTGTCCGTGTTCGTATACATGGAATCCATACTGATGATAAACTTCTTATTGCATCAGCTGATTTACCATGGTGTCAAGTTATCCTTCCAACAACTTCTGCTGGTCTCTCAGGATTAGGAACAGGTCACGGACTCGTAGAGGGGTCTACGGTATTTGGATACTTTAGAGATCAAGCAAAACAAGACCCAATCGTTCTTGGTGTTGCAGCTGGTATACCACAGGCTGGATACAAAGAAGATGTAACAGATGCATTATTGACTAGAAGTATTGAGAAGGGATTCAATGATCCAAGAGCATTAACAGTTGATGGATATAAAGATACTCCTGAAGCACCAAACCCAACTCAAGACTCAAGAAGAGGTTGGGGCCTTACTACTGCAATGGATACTGCACCAAAGTCACCTGAGACTATTGATGTTAAGTACGATAATACAGGATCAACTATCAAAGAGTTGGAACTCACAGAGGAGATGTTACCATACTATCCTTTATATGTTGATGAATCAGATTACTCTACACTTGCAAGAGGTTCAGTATTAGATCATAAGATTGCAAAACAAACTGATGCAGAAGGTAATGAAGTAGAGATACCCGATGAACAAAAGATACTCAAAGATTTTGTAGATGTAGATTCTGCACCAGTATATCCATATAATAAAGTTACACAATCAGAGTCAGGTCATGTATTCGAGGTAGATGATACTCCAACAAAAGAAAGAATAAACCTACATCATAGATCAGGTACATTCCATGAGATACATGCAGATGGTTCTGAGGTTACTAGAATTGTAAACAATAACTATACTGCAATCCTAAAGGATGACAAAGTATTCATAGCTGGTAATACAGATTTACAAGTAGGTTATGGTAATGTAAACATAACAATCGATACAGGTAATGTTGATCTAAAAGTTTTAAAAGGAAATGTAACTGAATTAGTTGCAGAGGGTAATGTAGATTCTACAGTATCAAAGGGTAATGTTACTTCTACTATTACAGAAGGAAACTTCACAGGACAGATCGGTGGTACAACTGATGTAACCTCAGAAGGTAAGATCACAATAACAGGTAATAACACAACAGAGATTATATCAGACACAACAATAACGGGTACACTCGATGTAACTAAGGCAACTAAATTACATAGTACATTGAATGTTACAGGTAAACAATCTAATAGTTCTTCTATCACTGCAAGTGGAGAAGTTACAGGTAAGGGTGTTAAACTTTCATCACATACACATACTGTAGGCGGAAGTGCAGCTCCGAAGACAGGAGGCCCAAGCTAATTGTATAAATAGTATTATGGTCGATTATGTAAAACCCAATAGTAAGAATGTTGCAGTTCCAAATGCATATAAGGATTTGGATTTAGCATTCACAGCTCATCCCATAACAGGTGATGTTGCAACTAAATCTGATTCAGATGCAGTTCGTAGGGCAGTCAGAAATATAGTGATGACTAATTACTATGAGAGACCTTTTAAACCAAGTTTAGGTGGAAATATTCGTGGACTATTATTCGAATTAGACACCGATAGAAAATTAAACAGAGCAAAGAGAAGACTTGCAGAAGCCATAGAGGACTTCGAACCAAGAGTTGAAAAAGTTAGATGTGTTTTCGAAACTGAGGGAAACAATCTAGATGTAACAGTGTTTTATAATATTAAGAATGGTTTATCAAATCAAGAGCTTCAATTTACAGTAAATAGGACACGATAATGGCAGTTAAAAGTTCACAGATAAATGTTACTGATTTAGATTTCGATAACATTGCAGACAATCTTAAGAATTATCTTAAAGGACAAGATACATTCAAAGACTATAATTTCGAAGGTGCAACTCTATCAATCTTGATAGACCTTCTTGCATATGCATCTCATATTGGTGCAGTTAATACCAACATTGCAGCCTCTGAGTTGTTCTTAGATTCAGCACAGATAAGAAAGAATGTTGTATCAAGAGCAAAAGATTTAGGATTCACTCCATCTTCTGAGAAAGCTTCTACTGCCAAAGCAAACATAGTTCTCAGAAATGTAAGAAGTGCAGATGGTACAGTTCCATCTACATCTTCTATGATTATGTCAAGGGGTACACAATTTAGAACAACATATGAGGGAGTCAAGTACGAGTTTGTATCAGCTTCAACATATACACCTACAGTTGATGGTACTACATTTACATATAATAATGTTGATTTAGTTCAGGGTACATTTGCCCAAGATCAATTTGTATTTGATAGTCAAATTAAAAATGCAAAGTTTGTAGTATCAAATCAGAGAGTAGATAAACAGAGAATGACTGTAACTATTAACTCAGGTGGTGTATCATCTACTTATGCATTATCGACTGATGTGTCAAACATCGATACAACATCAAAAGTATATTATACTCAAGAGAATGAAGAAGGATTCATTGAGATATATTTTGGTGATGGTACATTAGGTGTGGCATTACTAGATGGAGATATCATAACAGTCGATTATGTAATCGTTGATGATGTACATGCAGATGGAGCCAATAGATTTACTCAAGTAGGTGCAATCAACGGATTCACAGATTCTACAATATCAGTTACAGAAAAAGCATCAGGTGGTGCAGAGAAAGAATCCATAGAATCAATCAAGTTCAAAGCAACAAAATTCTATACATCACAAAATAGACTTGTTACATTGAATGACTACAAAGCAAAAGTACAAGAATACTATCCAAATGCAGATGCAGTTGCAGTATGGGGAGGTGAGGATAATGTTCCGCCTGCATATGGTAAAGTATTTGTTGCACTTAAACCAAACAATGCAGATTATCTTTCTGAGACTGAGAAAACTCAGGTAAAGAATAGTTTAAACAAACTAAATATGTTGACGGTTAGACCTGAAATAGTAGATGCAGATATAATCAAAATTTTAATCTCAACTACATTCAAATACAATCCTGCTCTAACCACACTAACAGCTGGAGAGTTGTCAACATTGGTCAAGAATACAATCAATCAGTTTGATACAGATAATCTAAATGGATTCGATGCAATCTTTAGACATTCGAATCTAACTAAAACTATTGATGAGGCAGATTCTGCTATCTTATCAAACACAACAAACATCAGATTAAGAAAGAAACTAAATGGTATAGTTTCTACAAATCCAAAAGGGTATACTCTTTCTATGGGTAATGCTCTATTCAATCCACACTCAGGTCACAATGCAGATGCTGGTGGGATTGTAACAACAACAGGTTTTAAGGTTGGTGGTGACTCAGTAAATACCTATTACTTTGACGATGACGGAAAAGGTAATTTAAGAAGGTATTATCTATCAGGGTCAACACGAATCTACAAGGACAGTGCAGCTGGAATAGTTAATTATTCCACTGGACTTATCACTATCAATGCTTTCATCTTAACCTCTACGGTTAATGCTGATACATCGATAGACTTCACAGTTATACCTTCGGGTAATGATGTCGTTGCAGAAAGAGGTAACTTAGTTGATATCTCAATGGACGATGTTAAAGTAACTGGTGAAGTAGACACCATCGCAAGTGGTGAATCGAGTGCTGGGGTCGGGTATACTTCTACCTCAACCAGTAGTTATTAAAATAAATGTATAAAGTGGTCAGGAATCCCCTGAGTAGTTTCCCATTCAATTGGATTATAGGAGGAAAAGAGAATGGCAGATAAGAAGATAACGGCTTTGACCGTAATGAACGGTTCCGAAGTATCGGGAACAGACATATTGCATGTCGTTGACGATCCTAGTGGAACTCCCGTAAACAAAAGACTTGCTATTTCAAGTCTTTTTGAAAACATCCCAACTCACTTGGCAATCAACGATGTAGTCACAGTGAGTGCAAATGGATCAATTGCAAATGGTGGTGTTATTGCAGTAGACGCTGATTCAGTTTCAGCTGACCTTGCATTATCACTTCCTGATTCAAGTGATACAGGTGAAATCAAATTCATCGTTGCTGTTACAGAACCAGCAGGTTCTTACAATGTAGTTATTACACCATCTAACTTTACTGGTGGTTCAACAATTACATTGAGCACAATTGGTGAATCTGCTACACTTATGTGGTTAGGTTCTTCAAACGGTGGATGGAGTTTAATCTCACATCACGGTGCAGTAATCGCCTAAGATCATGTCAAGTGATGCTCCAAATATTGACAAGTTATCTGATAGGATAACACAACTTGTTCCTGATTTTATTCAGGAAGAAGCACCAGTATTTGAGCAATTCTTAAAGGCATACTATGAATTCCTTGAGGCTGAAGTCTTGGTACTCCAGTCTCAGGGAGACATAGATGAGTTTCTTTTAGAAGATGACCAAGGTAAACTTCTAGTTGAAACTGCAACAGTTCCAGCATCCCCTGATGCTGAGACTTCCAAAATAATTTTAGAACAAGAGAAAGCTCCTTTTGCAAAAGGTGAGTATATTGTAGGTTCTAAAACAGGGACAGTCGCAAAGATAAATGTTATCAATGGTGATACATTTTATACCTCTACAATTCATGGAAAAGGTTTTGATAGTGGTGAGACTGTAACAAGTAGGCAAGGTGGACAGACTGGTGTAGTCAAATCATTCAAACATAATACCATACTTGCAAACAATAATCTTTTAAATTACTCAGATGTAGATAAAACTACAGAAGAGTTTTTAGATTATTTCCAAAAAGATTTCATACCATCGTTAGACCTAGACGAAACACAGGATGCAAGGTTAACGATCAAGAACATACATGACCTTTATCAAAAGAAAGGTACTAAAGAATCAGTCCAGTTCTTACTTAGATTATTATATGGACAAGATGCAGAGATTAGATATCTAATCGATGAGACAATACAAGTTTCAGAATCAGGACACAATCATCAAAGAAGAATTGCTGTTGTCATGGATGATACTAATACACTTCCAAGCCCAACAGATAAAGTTATTCAATACGAGGATGATGGTGTTCAAATAAAAGCAGAATCAATTGTAGAAAATGTATACATCATAAATTCAGAAAGAGCAGAATTCTCTCTAGAGATTTCAGATAATCATTATGGTACTTTCTTAGAAGAACATCCGTGTACCTTTGTAGATCGAGATGGAGTAACCAAAGTTACTGGACGATGTAAAGGTATACTATCAGATTTAGATGTAACACAATCATCAGTATATGTTGCACAAGAAGATGGGGATACAATTCTTTTAGAAAGTCCAAAACTATCAGGTAACATTACAACATCAAATGGTGCAAAGACTTTAACAGGTGCAGCTTCTAAGTTCTTGAGAGAACTAAAAGTTGGTGATACTATTAAGTACACCGTATCAAATACACAATACACTTCTGAGATTGCAACAATTACAGATGATGTAACTGCAACCTTAGTTGCAAATGCATCAGTGTCAGCTGCAAATGTTGATTACTATAACGAATCATACTCAGGAGGTTTACTAAACGAGTTCCAAAGTTTTGGTTCTATGTACTCGCTGAACGATCCGATTATTTTCAATGATGGTAAAGCAGGAAGAGATGTAGTAAAAGCAAAAGGTGTTGTCGATGGACTCCGAAGAGGTGGAGTAGAAAAGATATTCATAGTTGATGGTGGTACAGGATATAACGGTGGAGATGTAATTGTCTTCGATAACTCTAATGCAGATGGTAACGCTGCTGAAGCTTTGATCGGTGCAGTAGAAGATGTTGTAATTTTAGAAAACAGAACAGAGTGGGGTCAATTCGAAATCACTGCAACAGCAGGACAAACTGTTTTTGGTGGAGTTGGTAATACAGATGATAACGGACAACTCATACTATTCAACGATAACTCAGTACAAGTTTTTGTTGATGGTGTAAAGAAAACCCCTTACGATGACTACACATTTAAGAATGATAGAGTTACATTCAATAGTGGTCAGAGTGCTGGTGCATTGATAGAAATTTTTACAGATTTCAATAATCTATTATTGGAAGACGGTGATAAAATACAACTTAGTACAACTGAATCATTTATAAGAAGTGTGGTTATTACATCACCAGGCTCAGGTTATACTACATTACCTCAATGTTTTCCAGGCGGTTACATTTACTTAGACCCAGCAGACCTATCAGGATATCAAGTTGGTGAAACAGTAACAGGTGGTACATCAAGTGCAACTGCATCTATTATTAGAATAGAAGAAGAAGATAATCGATTAGTAGTTAAGAGAACTCACACCGATGTAAATCAATTCGTTTCAACTGGAGAACCCATTACTGGTGGAACATCAGGAACAGTTAAGACTGCAAAACAAATTAAAGTATCAAGTGGAACAGGTGCAAAACTTCTTGCATACTCAGATGAAATTGGTGGTGTAGGATCAATCAATATCCAAGACCAAGGATATAACTTCAAAGAAGATCAGGTAATGGATTCAACATCTCATTCTAAAATGTTGATTACCACACCAACTGCTACACTTACATCAAACTTAACATTTACAGGAAGAATTACAGGTTCTACAGGTAAGGTTATAAATTACAATCCAAACCAAAGTGTCCTAACATTCACAGATTTAGATGGTCATTTCCTTGACAATGAAGAAATATTGTTCAATAGTGTAGATACATTCACTTGTTTGAAATTCAATCCTTTCCAAGCAAGAGGTAAGCTTGGTGCAGAGGGTATTATACAGAGACAATTAGTAACATTAAATTCTACACTAGATGAAGATGCATCTAATTTGCATGACGGACTATTCTATCAAACACACTCTTACATTATTAAAGTTGGTGAGAGTATAAACAAATATAGAGCAATTGTCAAGGACTTAGTCCATCCATCAGGTCACATATTCTTTGGTGAGGTTGCAGTTAAAAACTTTGTTAACCCATTTGACTTGATAACAAATGAAACAGGACTAGAAAGAGAAAACAGATTTAATTTCATACCTACTATCATTATCAAAGGTACACCAACATATCATGTGGATTTAGAAGCATATGATGGTTCAGGTTTTGTAGGAGATAGAAGAGATGACGAATCTAATATCCTATTAGAGAATGGATATCATATGATATTAGAATCAGCTCCTGATATCAATGCAATCACAGAACATATTAAAGAAGTATTGATCCATACAACTAGAATCGAAATGGTCACTGAGGATGGTGACAATATTATTCTAGAAGATTCTGAACAAGGTAGACCTTCGAACTTGTTGCATCAGGATTCGATTGCAAACGAAACATTTATTGTGGATATGCCTACAGACTTATCTAAGTTTGATACAGAATTATTTGCACAAAGAGGTCATGTCAATCTTATAATAAAAGAACTTGTATCTAGTGCATCAGTAAGACAAAGAACAAGACAAGATACAAATCCAAGAGCTCAGAGTGTTCCCGTAGAAATACAATATGATGGAAGTGCAAATCAATATGCAATTAATGGTATAAGAAGAAAGAAACTAGAATTAGAAACTGGAGTAACATATTACTTCAACTATGGAAATAATTCACATCCATTTAAGATATCAACAACAAATGATGGTTCTCACAACGGTGGAAGTGAATACACAACAGGTGTAGTTGAAGGTCTAAATTTCACTGCATTCACCCCAAGTACAGCAGGAACATTCTATTATTATTGTGTAAACCATTCAGGAATGGGTGGAGAGATAGCTGTTATTGCAAGTAATACTGATACAGTATTGAATATAGACAATGTCAACAATCCATCACATAGTCCATACGAAAGAAGAGCAGAATTGTATAGAATGGCTGAGTCAGGTATTGTATTACCATCATATCATCCTTTCGAATCTGAAGCAATAGTTTTAGAAGACGGATTTAGTAAAATCATAGTTGAAGAAGAACCAGCTAATTTAAGAATGGAAGAAGATGAAGGTGATGGACTAGGTGCAAGATTCATAACAGAAGATGGTTTCGGTTTAGAATTAGAAGATGCAACATATACAAAAGAAAATACAAGGTATATGGCAACAGAAAGAGTACAGACTCTTGCAAACTTCTATCATACAACAGAAGACGGAGAAACAATTATACTAGAAGACGGTGGCGTCGTTCTAGATGAAAGAACAGAGGGTGGGTCACTAACCTCTTTTGTTCCTATGGGAACTACAATTGGTGACCTAAATAATATTGTCGACCAAAATGTCTTCGATATAGCATACTATTTGCTTGACGAAGACTTGGATAACAACGACCAAGACAGAATTGTTCTTGAAGATGGATATGGATCGGTGTTATTAGAGGAATCAAAAGAGAGCGGTTTCACTTTTGAAGACTTTGATGCAATGATTCCAAACCACAGAATGAAGAGTTTTGATGAACTATCATTCAAGAGAACTAACATAACATGGAACTCTTATGTAATATCTTCAAATATTACGAATTCACAGTTGAGTTCTT